TGAAATACAAAAACTTATTGATCGTTGGGATATTGATTATATCTATATTGACAGTGCTGCTCAGCAAACAAGGTTCGATCTCGCGCAGAACTATGACATCTCCACCATTAACGCTAAGAAGTCTGTACTGGATGGAATTGGACATGTATCGGGCATTATCGACAACGACAAACTTTATGTTGACCAAGAATGTAAAGAGTCCCTTAAGTGTTTAGATGCTTATCAATGGGATCCTAATCCTAATCTATTAAAGGAAAAGCCGAAGCACAACATGGCTTCGCACATGGCAGACGGTCTTCGCTACGGACTATATTCATTTCAAACCGCAAACGTGTCCTTCTAGCGACACCTGATGAAAAATAGTTATTGACAAGTCACCCTAAAGTCGATATAATTCTTTAGATGAAAATTGAGGATCTAATGGAAAATGCCCAAGTTAAAACGTGATGTTGTAAAGTATGTACGAGATAAGGCTAAGTCCAAGTATGAAAAAGGGAACGCTTGCGAGATTTGCAATGAGACAGAGCAGCTTGACTTTCACCATTTTTACAGTTTAACACCATTGCTAAATCAATGGTTGACAAAGAACAAACACAATCCTGAATACATACAAGCACTTCGGGATGACTTTATAGAAGAACACCATGCTGAGCTATATGATTACACAGTTACATTATGTCATACTCATCATATAAAGCTTCACTCAATTTATGGCAAAGACCCGGGATTAGGCACTGCAAAAAAGCAAATGCGTTGGGTAGAGATTCAAAGAGAAAAACATAATGGCATGGTATAATATTTTTGAGAAAAAACCCGTAGAAGTTGAGGAGAAGTTAAATCCTGCACAGCTTCATATGGGCAATGATATTAACTCTTCTCGAGAGCCCAGCTTTAGTTATGAAAAAGCGTATGAAGACTTAGAAATCGTTAATCGCGGCGTAAATATGATCGTAGATGATGTAGCTGAGATTCCTACTACTGTTTCTAGAGACAATGCTTTTCGAGGCGTAGTTCCTGGCATTAAGAGATCCAAGGTAGATATTCTTTTAAACAAATCTCCTAATCCTTATCAAGATATTAACAGCTTTAAGCGTAATCTTATTACTGATTTTTTAATTGATGGTAATATTTTTATGTACTTTGATGGAGCTCATCTCTATCACTTACCGGCCACAGATGTACGTATTCATTCTAGTAAAGAAACGTATATTGAAAAGTTTACAATGCATGATATTACGTTTAGTCCTGATGAGATTATTCATATTAAAGAAAACTCTTTCCACTCCATATATCGCGGAGTTCCTCGACTAAAGCCTGCATTACGCACTATGATTCTCATGAAAAGCATGAGAGCTTTCCAAGATAATTTCTTTAAGAACGGAGCCGTTCCGGGTTTAGTACTTAAATCTCCTAATACACTCTCCGAAAAAATTAAAGAACGTATGATGGTTTCTTGGCAAGCAAGATACCGTCCGGATGCAGGAGGAAGACGACCTCTTATCTTAGACGGTGGAATTGAAGTGGATTCAATTTCCAATGTAAATTTTAAAGAATTAGATTTTCAAACTTCGATAGATGAGAATGAAAAGATTATTTTAAAGGCGCTAGGAATCCCTCCAATTATGTTGGATTCTGGTAATAACGCTAACATTCGCCCAAATATGCGGATGTATTATCTTGAGACTATACTTCCTATTGTTCGAAAAATTAATTATGGACTCGAAAGATTTTTTGGTTTTGAATTACGTGAGGACATTTCTGATATCCCCGCTTTACAGCCAGAATTACGAGATGCTTCAGCATACTACACATCTTTAGTAAATGGAGGTATTATTACTCCAGCAGAAGCAAGAGACCGATTAGGCTTTGAGCCTGTTGAAGGTACAGAAGAAATACGCGTTCCTGCAAACATTGCAGGTTCAGCAACTAACCCAGATGAAGGCGGAAGACCCGTCGAGGAAACAGAGGAAGCGGAGGAATAATGGGAAGTTTAAGACAAAGAGGCAAGGTCCTCGAAGCAGTATCAATGGTAATGCTAGAAGAAGGAAAAATACTTAGTAAGCGTGAGTATGAACATATTGAAGCACGAACACCTATTCGAGCAGGACTTGTACTGAATTTTTTTGGGAGCTGGAGTCGCATGTTAGGTATTATGCAGAGCTCTCTTCCAGAAGTGTGGGCAGAAATTAAGAAGAAGGAAAATCCTCCTCCTAAACCAAAACCTGCTCCACCTAAAGCACCAAAGCCAGAACCTAAGGTTGCGGTCAAGCCTGCTGTTAAACCAGCAGTTAAAAAGGATTAAGATGATGAATAAAATCTTTAATCTGACGTCTACTTTCAAGACTCATGAACAGGACGATGGCTCTGTCATGATTCGCGGAATGGCAAGTACAGCTGATTTTGATCGCGCGGGTGACTCCATCTCAGCAGAAGCTTGGCAGAAAGGTGGACTAAAGAACTTTGAAAAAAATCCAATTATCTTGTTTAATCATGATTATGACAAGCCAATTGGCCGAGCCACTGGTCTGAAATCTGGACCTAACGGTTTGGAGTTAGAGTGTAAGATTAGCAAGTCTGCACCCGCTAATGTTGCAGAACTAGTTAAAGACGGTGTTCTTGGGGCCTTTTCCGTAGGTTTCCGAGTCAAGGATGCTGATTATATTAAGGAAACCGACGGACTTATGATTAAGGACGCTGAGTTGTTTGAGGTATCTGTAGTATCGGTACCGTGCAATCAATCGGCTACTTTTTCGCTCGCGAAGTCTTTTGACTCTTCTGAAGAGTACGAAGAATTCAAAAAAACTTTCACAAATCGTGTAGATCTAGCAGGTCAGTCTCTGGCTAAGGATGAAGTTATTACTTCGGGAATAGCTAGTGACACACCTCAAAGCGCGGATATTAATTCCGCAGATCAGGAGATCAAGATGGATAATCAAAACATCGACTTGGAAGCTTTTGCAAAGAAGGTAGCTGAAGACACAGCTGCTAAGATTGCTATGAAGCAAGCCGAGCAAAAAGCAGCTGATGAAGCAGAAGCAAAGGCAGCAGCCGAAGCAGAAGTTGAAAAGGCACAGGCTGTTGAAGCCGAAGAAATCCGCGTTAAAACTGGCGTACAAACCGGCGTTGAAGCTCTTATGGCCGACGTTGAAGCTAAGCTAGCTGAAAAAGACGCAAAAATGGACGAAGTACTCAAGCAGTATAAGTCTGAGTTGGAAGAGAAATCAGCAGAGATCGATGCTATGCAAAATAGCAAGAAGTCTTTCACTGACCGTTCTTCTAAGGGTGATGTATCTAAGTGGGGCCAAGAGTTCTTGAAAGCTCACCTATTGGGTGTTATGACTCGTAAGGGTATGAACACTGAGTTCGCTCGTGACTTACAAGAAAAAGCAGGTATCGATTATACTACAGCAGCCGCTGATATTGATCAGGAAGTTTCTAGTCTCATCGAGAAAGAAATCATGAATGAGTTGAAAGTAGCTCGTTTGTTCCGTGAAATCCCTGTAAATGGTGCAGCAACTGTACTTCCTATCCAGCCTGACGTTGACGCGGCTGCATGGGCAATCAATGCTACCTCTGGTAACTTGCAGAATCAAGGCAACACTGGCGGCAACGCTAATAAGTTCCAGCCTAAGCAAGTAATCCTGAACGCTTATCGCTTGATTTCAAGCTCGTTCATGGACAACGATGTAGACGAGCAAGTTCTTATTAACTTGATGCCTATGATTGTTGAATCAGTAGCTCGCGCTCACGCAAAAGCTGTTGAATCTGTTGTTCTTAACGGTAACGGCACTATCGTCGGTCTTGACGGTGTTGCAGCAGCAGCAGCAGCAACTATGGACATCTCTGATGGTGTTAAGATGACTTCAGCAAGACTGCTTGCAGCACGTCAGCAAATGGGCAAGTACGGCTTGAACCCAACTGATTTGGCCTACATCGTAAGCCAGAACATGTACTACGACTTGCTCGAAGATGCTAGCTTCCAGACTCTGGACGAAGTAGGATCTGATCTTGCAGCTCGTGTAACGGGTACTATCGGAGCCGTTTACGGTACTCCAGTAGTAGTATCTGATCAGTTCCCTGCAGAAGCAGCAGGTATCCCAGCAGCATTCGCATGTTACACTCGTAACTACGTAATGCCTCGTCTTCGCGGTGTAACCGTTGAGCAGGATTACGAAGTAATGAACCAGCGTCGCGTTATCGTTGCTAGTCAGTCTCTCGGTTTCGAAGAAATCGTTGCAGGTGCCGGTGCAGACCAGCCTTGTGTTAAGATTGATCTTGTAGCTTAATACTGAAAAAGTATAGAAACGAGGGGGAGTTCATCTCCCCCAAGTTTTTACTAATGGACTTATAAATGGCAAACTTGATAGACATAGATAAATATAAGATTTCGGAAGCTATAGTAAGCACGAAGGATGATTCTCGGATTAATTCTATTATAGCGTCTGTGAGTCAATTAGTAAAAACTTATTGTGGTAACAGTATTGTTGATCACTACTCGTCAAATAAGGTAGAAACGTTCAGTATTAACTGGGCGACAAATTTAGTACAACTGACAGAAACTCCTTTAGTTTCAATAGTGTCTGTAGAGGAAAGGGATGATTACAGTTCTAGTTATACTACTGTACCCAGCACCGAGTACTTTGCAGATACGACCTTAGATGTAATTTACAGAGTTAGTACTAATGGTGGTAAAAAGAACTGGCCCGGCGGTCCGGCTGCTGTAAAGATTACATATAAAGCAGGTTATGCAGATTGTCCAGCAGACTTAGAGTTAGCAGTAATTGATTTAATCACTTACTACCTTAAAAATGAACATAAAGCACGACAGACTATTGCAGGGGCAAGTATTCAACACAACTCTTCCTCTAGTCAGCGTGATAATGTAGCGTTCCCAGACCATATTAAAAGAGTCTTGGATCTATATAAAAACTTTTAATGAGTACTTCATCTTTACTAGCCTTTTGTAATAAGTTGGACGCCACATTGAAGTCTCCAAAAGGCTCACAGATATATAGAGATCTAGTAGCAAATAAAAGAGTTCACGTATTTAAGTTTAGCAGTAAAGTAATGGCAGACCAGATGAAGATAGAGTTGGAAAACCATCCAAGCTTCGACGGACTCACACAAAAAGATAGACAAATAGTAAATAAACTAGCAAAAACAATGAAAGACGATTTAGTTTCTGGCTTAACTAAACTGGCAAAGACTAATCCAAATAGTAAGTTAAGAACTACGACAAATACTGTCAGCTTTAGATTTGATATAAATACTGAAACAAATAATGTAATTACATTATATTCAGGAAAAACTGTAGTCTTAGACGCTACAGATGTATTTCAAAAAGTAAAAAGATTTTATAGGCCTGCATTAAAAAAGTTTTTTAATGGAATCCAGGAGCATTTAAAAGGTACTGTAAAAGTTAATCCAGAAAGCGGAAGAATGATAAATAGAAGCTTACGCACTACAAGTGGAAAAACTAAAAAAGGTACTAGAGAGTTGTTCCATGCAGGACATGAGAAAGGTGCTGGAATATTTGAGAGTTTTATGCGAGATGCTTTTGAGGGTATTGCAGCCTCTACAAATTTAACCTCGGGAGCTACCCAAAAAGATTTACAAGAATTGGGAATGACTAGTCTAGTAACTGCCGTAAGAAACGATAGAGAAGACAGTCATACTATAGCAATCGAATCAGCATATTTAAATACACAAGGAAAAAGCGGTGGAGTAGACGTTGCTAGTTTAAGAAGGCAATTACAAACTCAATTAAAAAAAGCAATAGATAAGTTAGCTGCGGCAGAAAAACTAGGTTCAGGACTGGAACACTTGCAAGGCTCTGACAGTATTAACACAAAAAAGCAAAAAGTACTAATGGGTTCTGTATTGAATTCTTTTGTAGAAAATCAAAAAAGTAAAAGTTTAAAGGTTACTGTAAAAAACGATTTAGGATTACCTAATTCAAAAAGCGGTAAAAAATCTACAAAAAAGAAAGCAAAAGTTTCAAAAGCAGCAACAGCAATAGCTTTAGGTAAAGGTGTAAAAGCAGGAAGAGTAAAAAGAGAGAGAAAAGTTACAGAAGGTCCTGCTTCTTCTCCTTTACGTTTAATAACAGAGTTTAATAAACAATTACCCTCTGTTGTAAGGAAAAATATGGGAAGCCCTGCTTTAAACAATATTACAGGGAGATTCGCAGATAGTGTAAAGGTAGAGAATATTATTAAAACACCAAAAGGATTTCCAAGTGTAGGCTATACCTACCAAAGAGATCCTTATCAAGTTTTTGAAGAAGGGATGGGATCTCCTCCTTGGGCAAACGGAAATAGAGATCCTCGAGATTTGATAGACAAATCCGTAAGAGAAATAGCAGCAACTATGGCTCTCGGAAGATTCTACACTAGGAGAATTTAATGACAGAAAGAGCGTACACTACACGGCGTGCTAGTATTGTAGCGGCTCTTGTGGATAAGTTAAAGCAAATAAATGGAGGAGGTACATATCTAACTGATTTAGGCGGTAATGTTTCTCCTCGTTTGAAATTTTGGGATGAAGTGGAGGAGTTTCCTGCCGTTCACCTAAATGCCGGTTCCGAAACAAGAGCTTATCAAGGAGGCGGATATAAGGACAGATTTTTATCTATTACATTTAGATGTTATGTTCGAGCAGAAGATGCTGTTTTAGCTCTGGATGAACTACTAGAAGATGTCGAGACTGTACTAGAGCAAAATTCTACTTTAATGTATTTGGACCGTACTAATACGGAACAATTTACACAACAAATCACAATCGTCAGTATAGATACTGATGAAGGTGTACTTGAGCCGTTAGGTGTCGGAGAGATGCTTATAGAGGTTCGTTATTAGAAATCGCAGGCACGAGCAAACGTTCACGTCCTAGCCTTTTCAAGATAATCATAGGAGAATAACTATGGCTGATCAATTATATTTTAGCAGAGATACGAAAGTATTTATTAAGATAGGTACCGCTGTTTGGGAAGTACCTGTTCTTGATGGATTTTCATTCTCACAAGCAACAAACGCGTCAGAGGTAACTCTGTCCGAAATGTCAGGTACAGGCGGTTCAAGCCGTCGTGGACGACGAATGTTTACTGACTCATTCGCACCTGCAGAGTGGAGTTTCTCTACTTACATGCGTCCATTTACTTCAGTTGGGGCAGGTGATGCAGCTGCTCAGTTAACTGGTAAGTTGGCTTCTCAAACTGATGGAGACCATCACGCAGTGGAAGAGGTTCTTTGGGGCATGATGGCAGGTCCCGGGTACTATGATGCAGCTACAGATGAGTTTAAGTCCGCAGCTTCAGGAGGAACTACCTATATTTCACACAGCACTACTTCGGCAGATATTGACTTTGCACAGTCTAACAAAAGTACGTTAGGTACTGCAGATATTTTCTTTGCGATGGGTGGAGACAATGACACAAAAACTGTGTATAAAATAGCAGAGTGTGTTGTAAACGAAGCTTCTGCAGACTTTGATATTGATGGTATTGCTACTATTAACTGGTCTGGAATGGGCTCAATTATTACTGATGAAGGTGCTACAGTTCCTACAGCTACTATCACTGAAGGTAACACTGCTACAAATAACTTTATTCGTAACCGACTAACTACTCTTTCAGCGGGTAAGTATCCCTCAACAGCAATTACTATTGGAGCCACTGCTAGTGGTGTAGTACCAGTAGTAGCAGGTACTCGATACAAGATCTCTGTAGTGGGAGATACTAACTGGACTGCTATTGGAGCCACTTCGGCTGCTGTAGGCGTTGAGTTTGTTGCAAACTCAACAGCTACAACAGGAGCAAGTGGTAAAGCATTTAAAGAGCAAACGTATGGACTAGTACTAACTGGAGGTAATGTTACTATTACTAACAATATTACTTTCCTTACTCCAGAAACTCTTGGAAGTGTGAACCAGCCAATTGGTCACGTTACAGGTGCACGTTCAGTATCAGGCAGCTTTACTTGTTACTTGAATAATGACACTGACTCAAGTGCAGAATTGTTTGAAGACTTACTGGGTGATACCACTACAGTTACAAACAATCACCGTTTAGTATTCGCCATTGGTGGTACTACTCCTAATCTGCCTAGAGTTGAGATGACTATGTTGGATTGTCACCTTGAGTTGCCTTCGCACTCTATCGACGATGTTATCTCACTAGAGACTGCGTTCCACGCATTACCTAGCCAGATCGATAAAACCGACGAACTTACTGTTAAGTACTTTGGTAGAGATCCTGCGTAGGTAGAAGGTACGTAAAAATATTTCTTGACATAGGAGGTCTTTTGGACTATACTATGAGATAGAAAAAGTTAGAAGGGGCTCTTTTTCGAGCCCCTTTTATTATACGGAGACAAATGGCTAATTACAACTTTAAAAATGAAGCGGAGGTCTATATTGATGCAGGTGCGGGAAAAATAAGACTTGACGTAACTAAGGATTTAAGTTTTAGCCAAACTTTTACGGATAGCACGTATGAGCAAAAAACTCTACATGCTCCACAAAATTTGCATGATGCTTCCAACATAACGAAAGCCAATGCAGCAAATTTTAGTTTTACTATCCCAGCGATTACGGAAACAGCGCTGGATACAGTTTTTAATTTATTAGTTAATTTTAAGTCAGGTACTTATACTTTAAATACCTTTACAATGTACATAAAATTACCTAACGATGTTTACAGACTGGAAAATTGTGTTATAACTAATGGGACATTCATAATTGAGAAATTAGAGAATCTCAAGTTGACAATTGCCGGAGAAGCATCAAGATTAACAAGAGGAAATAGTTCTTTTACTTCTTTTTCAGGAGGGACAAGGACTCCTCACTATATGAAAGATTTATCAGTGTTTATGGCTCTCACCAACTTAACCGAAGGTGTGTTTTCTGTAGCTGTAGAGCTTCAAAATAACATTGAATGGACTCCTTACGAAACTGTCAATAAAGCATTGAATATTGGTAATACGCATAATGTCAATACTACAATGTACCCCTCTAATTTCACTCTAAAGAAGCGGATTGTTTCCGGTTCTGTTGGCCAGTATGTACTGGATACATTTAACTCCGATGTACAAAATTGGAAACAAAATGTACCAGTACTTATAACAGCAGGAAACGGATTAACAGGAAACGACTTTAGAGGCTTTAAGTTCAATTTTGGCACGTGCTCTTTTACCAACCGAAATAATGTCGGGGACGTATTTACACAAAGCTATGATTGGATTTCTAACGATAACACTACCAATCTTGGTAGTAAAATTACTTATAACTAACCGCAATTAGGAGCAACAATGGATTTAAAAAAATTAATGGTCGATACAAAAGCAGCTTGGATTGACTTTCCCGGATTGAAAGGCTTTGAAGTAGAAGTAGCAAACCTTTCTCGAAAAGAACTAACAGGACTTCGTAAGAAGTGCACTAGTACTAAATTTGATCGTAAAACACGACAGGCACTAGAAGTACTAGATGAAGAAAAGTTCGTAACAGAATTTACGAACTCAGTTGTTAAAAACTGGAGAGGCCTAACTCTTGAGCATCTAGAAACACTTATTCTAGTAGATATCTCAGGAGAAGATGCTAGTAAAGAACTAGAGTTTACTAAAGAAAACGCAGAGACTCTTGTAAGTTCCTCAACAGAATTTGATACTTGGCTTAATGAGGTAGTCTTTGATCTTGATAACTTTCGTACAGGATCAAAGGGACCAATTGCTAAAAAGACTGGAAAGGTACTTCAAGAATAGTGATGGAAAAATGACGCGAGAGCGTTATTTCAAAATGTGTGAACAGTTGAACAAAGAGCCTGATCCGGATGAAATTCCTCCCGATATGGACGACTTTCCAGAAATAGCAGTTCAAGCCTTGAATACTTTTTCAAGTTTAGGCGATAGACTTATTCCTGATATAGGGTATATGGGCAAAGATTTTACAAATTTACCGTATTATATAGAATTTTACGGAGTAGAAGATAAACAATTATTTTTAGAGATTCTAACATGGCTAGAATCAAGAGCAATTGACCGATCTCATGAGAGCATGAAACGAGAGAGGGAAAAGCTAAAGAGAAAGAAATAGTGGCGAATACAGTTACTCTTACGTTTAAAATCTCCGAAGACGGAACTCTCAAAGCCATGGGTCAGCAGGCTGAGAAGACTGCAAAGCAAACGGATAAAGCTGGAAAAGCCAATGATCGATATCAAAGAGGTCAAAAAGGTGTTGCCCAAGCTGGAATGAACAGTACTAAAGCTTTCTCAAAGATGCGTAATGAAATCGGAGGAGGCGGAAGTGGGTTAGTAGGTGCTTATGCAGGTCTTGCCGCGAATATCTTTGCCTTAACTGCTACATTCGGAGCACTTTCTAGAGCAGCTCGTGCTACTCAATTAGAAGAAGGACTGGTCGCCATGGGTCAGGCTTCCGGTCTTGCTATGCACACCCTTTCTAAAGGATTAGTAGAAGCAACTGGGCATGCTATTAGCTTAGAGGAGGCTATGAGATCTACGGCACTTATCACAAGTGCAGGCATAGACCCTTCTAGTATTGAACGTTTTGGTGAAGTTGCCAGAAAAGCAGCAGGAGCCTTAGGACGAGATGTACAAGATTCAATTAGTCGTCTTACTCGAGGTGTAACAAAACTCGAACCAGAATTACTTGATGAATTAGGTATTATGGTTCGTCTAGACGACGCTTCAAAAACGTATGCCGACAGTATAGGTAAAAATGTATCAGAACTAACAAACTTTGAAAAACGACAAGCATTCTTAAATGCTACCCTTGAAGAGGGCGAGAAGAAGTTTGGAGCGTTAGGTGATGTAGATGTTAATGCTTATGATAAGCTAGCCGCAGGTTTTGCAAATATCACAAAAAGCGGCATTGGAGGCTTAGCAGAAGTTCTAGCCCCTATAGTAAGCTATTTGGCAGAAAGCCCTACAGCACTTATGGGTGCTATGGCCGCTTTTGCAGCAACTATTTCAGGGCAAGTACTTGGTAGTCTTACTGACATGTCAAAAGCAACGGCACTCAACTCTAAAAATATGCAAAGACTTAATGCAGATACTTTAAGAGGTATAAGACCTCTAAACTTATCTTCAAAAGCTTTAGACAATGTTATTACTTCGATGAAAGATGGTAATGTATCTAGCTCTGAGTATAAGGCAGCAATGGACGGACAAGTCCAATCACAAAGAACAAATTTAGGGCTACTAAATAAAAGAAATAAAATACTAAAAGAAGGCAAGCCTCTTGTAGACGCTCAAGGAAAAGCTCTTAAAAAAACTGGCATAAGCCAAGATGAATATAATCGAAGAATAGCTAACTCTAAAAAGATTATGTCGAATTTAAATATTGCCCAATCTCAGGGTCGTAATAGTTCGGCTCAGCTAGCTGCTGCAAAAGCACAGGCCGCACTTGCAGAAGGTAGATTTGGAGTGGCTCTTAAAAATACAATGAGAGCTTTAAAACTTCAACAAAGCGCTCTAAAGATAGCTAGTAGAGAAGCTTTTACTTATGCAGGTGCTTTAAACGTTGCTCGTCTTGCTGCAAATGGCTTGGCTATGGCAGCTAAAACAGCTGGTGCCGCTATAATGAGTATGATGGGTTTTGTAGGCATGGCTATAATGGCGTTTACAATGCTGAAGGATGCCGTAATGTTTGTTGTTGAAGCTCTTAAAAGCGAGGCTTTTAAGGAGTTTGAAGCTCAAGAGGAAAAGTTAAGTGAGTTAACCGAAGAACTTTCGGGGAACGTTAAAGAGCTTAATCAATTTTTTGCTGATGGATCAGGAAAAATACAAAATACTACCAAAGCTTATGAGGCGATGGCAAATGTTTTAAGTACTTTTGATGCACAATACGAGAAGGTAAAAAAGTCAGGTCAAGGAATCCGACAAAGTTTTAGTGCCCAAAGAAGTGCTATTATCGATCTGGTAGGATCTTCAGGCGCACTTAATGATATGATAAGTAAGAGATTGGGTTTTCAATCTGTTGAAAAAGCTTTAAACTCTGGCTCAATAAAACAAAGAAGAGCAAATCTTGCTTTAATTGAAGACGAAATAGACAGGTTAGTACTACAATCAAGAGCCGTACAGTCCGTAGGAGAATCTTTCAAGAATGCAAGAACACCTTTACAGGAATTTGCAAATGCAAATGCCGTTAAGACTGAGCTAGATAGTGTAACAAGTGCTATTAATGAAATGAGAAATAGCCTTACTAGTGGAGAAAGAGATGAAGAGGGTACTCTAAAACTAGTTCCAAAATTAGCAGAGACGGATGGATCAGACATAACTAGGATTATAGCTGAAAATATCGATAGCCAATCAGCAGTCATTTTTAATGTAAAGGCAGAAGAAGCGCAATTACAGAGTTTAGTAGATGCTGAAACAGCTGCGCAGGAAGCGATTACAGCGGAAAGAGAAAGGCAAGAAAAAAGACGTGGTAGAAGAAGCCATTCCCAAAGAAAGAAAGATAAGCAGACTTTAGAAAAGTTAGAAGCAGCAGGTATAGCTGCTACTGCAGCTCTAGACGGCGACGCAGCAAAAGCTGCAAAAGCACTTATACTAGAGAGAATAGAGGAAACTAATAACCTATTTAATGCGGAGCAAGAAAGATTACAACTTTTCAAGCAACAAGAGCAGATTCAAAAAAATGCACTTGCTTTGGTAAATCAAGAAAAGTCAAATACTTTAACAAGTATTAACGAAAGAATGGCGGCCGAAGAAAGTCTTAGATCCTTAAGAGAAGGAGATGCAAGGGAAAGATTAAAGTTTGTTGCGGAAGAGCACAAAAGATTAACAGACTCAGGAGCAGAGGACGAAGCTACTACAGCCCGCATAAACAAACTAAAGCATGACGAAAAAATAATCACAGGAGAAATAGCCCTAATCGTAGGTCAAAAGCTTACCATCGAAGAAACAATTGTTAAGCAAAAGAAGACGCTAATGTCCGCACTTAAAGAAGAGCATAGTGTAGAAAAAGCTATTTTAGATGTAACTAAAAAGATAAATAAAGCAAATAGCGAAGAGTTAACAAATTCTATAAAAATAGCTAAACTTAACCAAAGTATTGCAAATAGAAAAGCTGGTATGGACGGTAAACTTTTACCTTCTCAAATTGCACTTCTTGAACAAGATGATGAAGTACTCAAAAAGAAAGTTCAAGGACTGGTTGCAGAAGCAAATACAAAGAAAGCTGCTCTTAAATTAGAAAAAGAAATGACACGAATGCGTCTGCAAGTATTGAAAGCAGAAGTTGATGTTATTAATCAAAAGAGAACTGAAGCAAACTCAAAATTAAAAGAAGGTGAGACAGCGGCTAAGTTAATAAGTACTGATGCGCTAACTCAAACAATTTCCGGTCTTGATGCTGCGTACGCTACCATGGAACAGAATATTAACGATGGATTATCGTTAGGGTTGGGCTTGCTACAAGAGCAAGCAAATACTACTGCACAAATTAGTATGGAAACTGCAGAACGTCTCAAAAAAGAGATAGAAATAGATTCTATACTCAAAAGTCAGCATGACGCTCAAAAAGGTATTCTTGCAGAGCAGGAAAAGCAATTTGAAATACGTCAAAGTATAAGAGAAATTGCAAACACGGACAGTGCTGGAAACATTGCAAGCGCTAGTGAAGCCGCAAAGATTGCTCAAGAGAATAGGCAGGCAGAGCTTGTTTTTGCAAAAGCAAAGGAGGCGATGGCAAAGAAGACTCTAAAAGCTGAAAATGCTCTACTTGAGGCTAAGTTTAATTTATTAAGAGCAGAGATGGAAGCCTCTGGAGGTATATTAACGCAACAGGAAGCAGCAGTACTAAGAGCTTCTCGTACTGCAATGAGACTCCAACAAGATCTAAATACATCAAAGATAGAAACAGCAGAAGAAGAAACTAAACTAGTTGCGGCGCGTATAAAAATGGAAGAAGATGCCGCACACTCCGCAGCAGGAAAAGCTGGAGGATTTGCAGGAGCTATTGCATCTATCTTTGGAACCGCAGCGGCAGGGTCTGTAGAAGGTGCTGTAAAAGGCGCAGAAACTACCGAAGAAGATCCTATTATAGCAAAGATTACTTCAACAGAAGACAAAGCAAATCTAATTAGAGATGAAGCAAATAGATTATTGGGAGAAGGGAATACTATACTTCAGACAATTGCGTCTAACACGGGTAGTCCTGCTATAGTACCTGATCCTACTGAGACCCAACCTCCTACTAGTGTTGATGCCGGTAAAAATGACGATAAAACTGATGATACAACCACAAACTCGAGTGGCACTACTACAGATCCTGTAGTTGATACAGGTAGTAGCAGTACGGGAGAAACCGAAGATCCTGTAGACAAATTAAAAAATACAGCACTTACAATGGGAGAGCTTCGAGGAACTTTACAAGGCGCTGCAAAAGATATGGCAGCTTTGGGTCCTGATGGTGAAGGAGTGTCTCAGATGTTGTTAGGAGCTGATGCTATGGCGGCAGCTTTTGAAATGGAAGGAAGTGCTGCTGAAAAAATAGGGGCCGGTATAGGAGCTTTAAGTCAGATAGTTGGCGGAGCAGCACAAAATAAAGTAAACTCTATAGATAAAGAAATAGCAGCAGAAAAGAAAAGAGACGGAAAATCTGCTGCTTCTATTGCAAAAATTAAGGCTCTTGAAAAGAAAAAAGAACAAATTGAAAGAAAAGCTTTCAATATGAAAAAGAAAATGAGCATGGCTCAAGTAGTTATTTCTACCGCGCAGGCTATTATGGAGTCTGCGCCTAATATTCCTAAGATGGCATTTTTTGGAGCCATGGGAGCGTTACAGTTAGCAACTATTGCTAGTACTTCTTATCAAGGAGGAGGTAACTCTATAGCAGAAACGGGTAGACCTAGTGAAGTAAACATGGGCCAAAGAAACAATACTGTTGATCTTGCAAAAGGTAATAATGCAGCAGGTGAGCTGGCTTATATGAGAGGAGAGGATGGTGTAGGTACAGGAGCAAGTAACTTTAAACCTACAGGAGCCTTCTCTGGATATAAGCATCGCAACGCTGGAGGATACGTAGTTGGAGAGCAGGGTCCTGAGTTGTTTATGCCAGAAACTCCAGGAGAGATAATACCTGCAGGTAGAGTAGGCGGCGGAGAACCTACAAATGTAAACTTTAATATTAGTGCGGTAGACGCCCAAGGTGTAGAGGATGTACTAGTAAGACAAAAAGGACATATAATAAGAATGATACGCGAAGCAGCGAATGAGCACGGACAGCCTTTCTTAGAGACTATCAGTGATGGAGCATATACAGACTAATGGCTATTGATTATCAAAATGTACTTCCAGATCCCAACTATGCAATTGGGTCTGATGGAGGAGATGGAACAAGCGGTAATGCAACAGGGTCAACAGGCCCTGGTTTTGCATCTGTATCTCTAAGTTCAAAGTCTCCTATAATGAAAACTCGTACAAACTCTGGACGAATGGTTGCAAGAGCGTTAAAGTCTCATCAATGGGATATTAGCATTTCTTATAATCCAATGACTAGAACTGAGTTTGAACCTGTTTACAATTTTTTAATCAATCGTAGAGGTTCTTTAAAGCCTTTTTTCGTAAGTTTGCCACAGTATAGAAGCCCTCAGGATAGTTCTATGGCAGGAACAATTAAAGTAGACGGAGCAGCCATTGCAGGCGCTACTTCTATGAAAATAGACGGCTTTACCGCAGGTAATCCCACTCCTGGTGACTTATTTACAATTACCGATGCTAATGATTCTAACCATAAAAAAACATATAGAGTTACTCAAGTAGAAACAAATACTCACTATAATAGTGTTCAACCTGCAACAGATGAGCGTATAATTCACTTTATGCCAGGCTTGCAAAAAGCTACTCAAAATAACTCAGACGTAATTTTCACAAACCCTTTAATAAGGGTGATAGCTACTGATGTACAGGAATACTCCTTGAACAAAGAAGGGCTATATACATTTTCTTTAAAACTTGAGGAGACCTTACCCTAATGACAATTCGTAATCTTCATTCTACTTTAAGAACTTCTTTACTTGAGAATGCTCCGTTTAACTATGCTCATCTTGTAAAGTTTGAAAAACCTACTATAGAAACTTCCCTCCAAGATGGAAGTACCGCTAAGAAAGCTTCAAACTATACTTATATTACTGATGGAGCCTTTGATATTGTTTGGGATGATGGCAGTAAAAATTCTACAGGTGCTTCTAACGGTGCTCAAAAGTATAATGCAAATAAATTGCAAAAAATAGGTTCCGTTACAGAAAGTACTGAAGCAAAAGCAAGCTCTACTAATATAACCCTAGACACGGCTTCTCTTGGAGCTACCGTATCTGTAACTCAGATGCAATTCCAAAGTAATACAATCACAGGACCTGTAGGTTTTGATTTTGTAGCTGCGGGATTCCAAGAGGGTGATAAAATTTATATTGTAGGAGATGCTACTGCAATTGCGGCTAATAAAGCAGACGGTACAGTTGCTCGTAATGCTCAAGGTATTTATGTAACCATAGATACGTTCAAAAATGAAGGAAGGTCTATCGATTTCACAGAGGCTTTACCTTCGTATGCACTAGCCTTCCAAAACTATAACTACACAGTATCTTTAGCTTCGGAGGAGTTAAAAGCTTTAACTACTTATAAGACCGATGATGCATATAGTACTTATATGAATAGAGAGGTGTTTATATACAAAGCACACTTAGATATTGATACAAATGTAATTATAGGAGAACCTTATCTAATATTTAAAGGTATTATCACAAATGGTGCTTTAAAGGAAGATCCCGGCAAGGGGTCTTCTATAACGTGGACTATTTCTAGCCACTGGGGAGATTTTTCCAGAGTTTCTGGCAGGCTTACTGTAGACGAGAGCCATAGAGCGCTAGATGGTAGAGGTATACCCGATAAAGACGCTGTTTTACGTCCTGAGTATGCTCATGACTTTGGTTTTATGCACGCTAACCAAGCTGTTAATGTTATGGCACTGTATAATGATATTGAAATATCTTATAAGCAAGTAGACATAAATGGCGGATGGCCCGGAGGTAAGAGATTAAGAGAGGTAGAGAATGTAGTAGAAAGGCGTACTGATTTAAATTTTAATCTGTCTCCCAAGTACCTACCTGTTGTATATGGAGTTAATAAAGTAGACTCTATACCTATTTTTGTAGATACCGACAACTCTGACGCTTCTCAGATCTATGTTGCATATGCCATTGGAGAGGGCCCCATAGGAGGCATACTAGATTTATATGTAGACGGTAATAGTAGTATCTGTGTGGACGCTGCAGATCTTGCTCTACGCTCTAATAATTCTGAAGCAGACTTAACGTGTAAAGGGCGCATGGATAGAGGCAATGCTTTAAATGGTTATAATGCGAACACTCAACAGTATTCTGCTTTTACAGGGGATATTGAAGATATGTGGATACCCTACAGCCGGAACGGAATATGGGATTTTGGTAGAGGCGGCGTACAGTCTCGAAGAAATCATACTCAAAATTTTAACACAGGAACAACTGGAGCGGATCAAGCTACGGGTATTCTACATGAAAAAAGTCACAACATAGATAGTCCTATCACTGGAACTTTTCAGTTTCATGCCGGTAGACCTGATCAAAAGTCAAACAATACTCTGGTAAACAAAGCAGCTGCTAATGGCTTTAAGATACAGAATGACTATTTTCCTGCATCTAAAAGATCTCAGTACTGGAGTAATAATCATAGACTGCTAGACACTGCCTATGTGGTTAGTAAATACACAATCGCAGCAGGTGAGACTAGTATTCCTGAAATAGACTTTGTAGTACGAGGTAAGGGAATTAATTGTCATAACTATGATAGGAGTTATAGTAGAACTAATCAGGCTTCCGCAGCTTCTTCTGATTTTAATTTGGGAGATCAGGTATATTTGAAAAGCAACTCAGGTAGCTCAATAACGCATTCAGTAGGTGGATCAGTTGTAGCAACTTCAGGTGTTCAAATTATTACAGATAAATGGACTTTCCTAGATGTAAACGGGCTTAATAATACAAGATTCCAAACAGACTGGGGTTACGATATAACTGTTTCGCACTATATGGAAAAAGTATCGGATTCTAGTAAAAAGTGGTATGTTGCGCCAGAAGCAGCAGAAGATACTGTGTCTGGTACAGTTAGCACTCCCTCAAAAACAACTATAGATACAACTAGCAATAATACAAACAATGGCGTAAATGTTGTTGTAGACTCTAATACAGCTTTTGAAAACCTATTAGACTGGCTTACCCAAGCAGACTTAGAGGAACTAGCAGCCATCGTTCTCAATGGAGCAGGGAGAGAGGCTATTCAAAATTCAGGGATATATAACTGGATTTGGAATACTAGTACAAATACTATTGAAGAGGTAGGTTCCGGAGACAGTATAACAAGTGTATCAACTGAGCTTACCGAAGTTTTTGTAAAAGATGCTATTATTTTAAATAGCACTGCCAAACCTGACGACTTTTACAATGGGATGAAAATAACTCTTACTCGTTTAGATAGTAATGACGTTCCTTATATTCAAGAAAGAATTATACTAGACTATGATAATAGTGCAAATTCAGCTATTGTTGATAAGGCGTGGGATGCAGAATATTTTCCGGATGCTGGAGACACCTATGTAATTACAGCAGGCCAGCCTGATGTACGTGTAAGTCTTAACCCTGCCATGCAATTACTAGACTATTTGACGAATCATAGGTACGGGGCAGGACTTAGCTTAGAGAATGATATTGATCTTTCTACTTTTAAGTCAGCAGCTCGAGACTGTGATGTAAATTCTGATATTACAGTAATTGTTCCCTCATCTACTAGTTTCACAGCTGGTGATGTTTATAAATATACGGGGGCAGGAAGTGCAGTACTATTCCAAGGAACTGTAGTATCTAGTTCTTCGGATACTCCGACCGTTCAGTACGGTAGTGGAGAAAATCCTCCCACGTTTAAAGAAGTAAAGTTTACTAATGTTATAGGTAAGTTAGGAAGAAAATGGAATAATTGGGAATCTTTTGCGCCTCACCAAGTTATATGGGATGATCGCGGATACTTATGGGCAATGAACTCCAGTGGAGGTCAGCAAACAAGCCTACCTGCTACTAGCGGCTCTTTTCAAACTACTAGTACCGCATTTAATTTAACAAAAGTAGGGTCGTCAAGTACTACATTACCTTTACATATTAGTAATGCCGAGCTGGGTCAATTTTCGTCAGATGGGAACCCTTTAGTTAAATCTTATGTAAATGGTACATTTAATGGTAGCGGCTACGATTTATATGATTCTGATAGTGTAAAATATTGGAAGTATATAGGCTGGGATTCTAATCAGCAAAGAAACGTTACTCGACACCAAATGAATCAAGTTATATCAACTTCTAATCCCGTATTTGAAAATATTAACTTAATGTTAAAACAGTTCAACGGCGTACTGAGATTCTCTAATGGACGATACGCTTTGGATATCAAAGGCCGAACCCCTACAACTTTTGTAGTAGGAGAAACGATAAATGAAGAAGATATTATTGGAACCATATCTATTAAAGATGGTGGGCTAAAAAAATCCTACAATAGTGTAAGTACTAGTATTAAAGATCCACAAACTAAGTTTGAGGCTCGCTCTGTTTCATTTTTTAATTCTACATACTTAAAGCAAGATAAGAGTATACCTAAGAAAGGCAACTACGGTATGCCTGGGGTAACAAACTATTATAATGCTCGTTTTAATATTAATCAATATTTGGACGAGTCTCGTTTCGGTTTAAGTATTAGCTTTAAGATGATGCCCAAAGGATCACTTTTACTGCCAGGACAAATTATAAAGATTAGCTATGATAGATTTGGTTGGACCGATAAAGAATTTAGAATCTCTAATATTGTATTAAATTCGGATTGTTTGGTTAATATTACAGCAGATGAGCATAATAATGAAGCATACTTAATCAAAAAGTTAGAGAAACCTTCTATTGGAGAAGAGATTACTGCGTCTACTCCTGTTAATTTAAATACTCCTGCTCCTCCTACAAATCTACAAGGTGCGGGCAAAGTGCCCGGTACTTTTGTACTAAAATGGAACAATGCTGCTGATTTTAATGTCAATACTCATACTACGGAAGTTTATGCTAATACAACTCACAATGATAAGGATCACGCAAATACAAAATTAATAGCAGACCTTCTCACTACAGAAAGATATGATCATACTATTGATGCTGACGATGATGCTACCACTCAGTATTTCTGGGTAAGACATGTAATCAAACCTACTAGAGATACTGTAGTTAGATCTCTTTTTTCTCCGAATACTACTGCGGGTGTATCAACAGTAGCTCCTATTCGTCATAAAGGAAAATGGAATATTGCAGTAAGCGCATTACCTACAACAGCAACTTTGGCAAATACTCGGTGGGGTGATGGCACAGGTGAGAGACCTACAGTACCTGTTGCAGGAGATGAAGCTTGGTTTTTTACTGGTAATCAGAATGCTCCTACAGGTCAAAAAATATGGCAGTATAGCGGGAGTGCTTGGACAGAAATAACTCAAGCAATTCGAGGCGATGTAATGGTAGACGGTACTGTTACTACTACTGAAATTGCCAATGGAACTATTCTTGCAGATAACATTGATCAGACCTCATCCGGAGGAAAATTCGGAGAAATAGTAGCAGCCGTAGGAACCTTTAGCGTAGTAGATACTGATGTACTAAATGCAAACTCAGTGATTGCTCGAGAAGTGCAAGTATTTCCTTCGGGACAAACTCCTCCCACTATTAGTGGTACTACTCTTGCAGGTGCTGGTATTGACTTGAAGCAAGATGGCGATATGTATATAGGTAATGCTGCTGCTAATAAATATTTGTTCTGGGACCAATCCGCAGGGACAATGACTTTTAGAGGCACTTTAAATGTAGATGACATTGTAGGTTCGAGTGCCACCTTTGCGACTCTTATGGCAGAAGTCGCCACCATCGGTACCTTAAACACAAAGATGTTAGACTCTGATGCGATTGTGACTCGAGATATTCGAGTAGGTCCTTCCGCAGAAGTTAATGCTGGCTCTTTTGTAACAAATACAGAATACTACATTACCGATCTTGGAAACACTACTCAAGCACAGTGGAATTCTGTAGCAGGAACAAGTGGACAAACTTATAATTTAGGTGGTATTTTTACAGCACAAAATGCAGGTACTGGTACAGGTAAAGCCAGAAATAGAACTACAGTTGCAAAAATTGCAGGCACTACTCTTACAGGTGCAGGTGCACACTTAAACGCAGACGGTGATTTCTACCTGGGAAATAAAGCTAGTAATAAATATGTTTTTTGGGATCAATCTGCAGGTACTATGGAGATTCGTGGGGCATTAAATGCCGATGATATTACAGCAGGTAATATAACTGCGTCAAATATCAATGTTACCAACTTAGAGGCACTCTCCGCAAATCTAGGAGATATTACAGCAGGTACTTTAAAAGGAGGCACTATCCCAGAAGCTTCCTCTGCCCCTACAGGTACCGAATCAGGAGCTTTTCTAGATCTTGGTGTAGGTAAGATGGTTCTAGGTAATGCAAGTAAATATATCTGGTGGGATGGAACCAGTTTAACAATCAATGGTGTTACTATTAGCAATGCTTCTTTAGCAAATAGCTCGGGCTTTGCAACAGAAACTTATGTTGATAATGAAATTACTGCTTTACTAGATGGAGCACCCGATGCCTTAAATACTTTGAACGAACTCGCAGCAGCAGTAAATGATGATTCAAGTTTTGCTGCTTCTGTAACTACAAGTTTAGGCAATAAAGTAAGTACTAACTCAAATCAAGCTTTGTCAACTGCCGGAAACGCAATGACAATTAGTGGTAATACAATTACTCTAAACAGAGCAAACGGGACGACAGATACAGTAACTGTACCTGATAATAATACTCAGTACACAGCAGGTTCTGGAATCTCTTTAACAGGTACTGTCTTTAGTAATTCTGCTCCTGATCAAACCGTTGCTCTAACAGGTGCAGGCGGTACAACCATTAGCGGAACATATCCTAACTTTACTATTTCTAGTAGTAATACAAATGTACACGATACTCCCGTAGATGGCGCTACTACTACAGCTATTAGCTCTAACTGGGCTTTTGATAATGTTAAAACATCCGTACCTACTGGAGCCGTGTTTACAGATACTCAAAGAAGCGATGAAGAGATTCGTGATCTAGCGGCGGGAATTATAACAGCAGGTACAAACGTAAGTGTTGTTAAAAATGATTCAGCTAACACTGTAACAATCAGTTCTACAGACACTAATTATACTGCAGGTTCTGGTATAGCGCTAACAGGTACTGTCTTTAGTAATACCGCCCCTGATCAAACTGTTTCTTTAACAGGAGGAGGAGGTGCTACAATTTCAGGTACCTATCCGAATTTTACAATAACTACTGCAAATACTGAATATGGAGTAGCAACCGGTTCTACTCTTGGTCTCGTAAAAATAGGCTATACAGAAAGCGGAAAAAATTATCCTGTAGAGCTTTCTAGCCAGAAGATGTATGTTAATGTTCCTTGGGTGAATACCGAATATAGCGTAGGTGATGGAGGTCTGACACAAAAGAACTTTACTACTACTCTCAAGAGTAAGTTAGACGGTATAGCAACGGGTGCAAATCTTATAACTAATAATAACCAGCTTACTAATGGAGCGGGATACGTTACAAACGCAGACGGAGGTAACGCTGCTACTTTTGGAGGCTCTTTACCTTCTGCATACGTTAAAACTAACCAAGCTGCCGCTTTATCAAGTGCCGCTAATGCAATGACAATTAGTGGTAGTACTATTACTCTAGCCAGAGGAGATGGTACTACAGATACTGTGACAACTCCTAATACCGAGTATAGTGTAGGTGATGGAGGTCTGACACAAAAGAACTTTACTACTACTCTCAAGAGTAAGTTAGACGGTATAGCAACGGGTGCAAACCTTATAACGAATAATAATCAGCTTACCAACGGAGCCGCTTATATTACAAATAGTGGGGGTACAGAGGCGAGCACCGCAAGTACTGTAGTAAAAAGAAACAGTAGTGGAGATATAAACGCTAGACTCTTCCGCTCAGAATATGATTCACAAGCAAGCTCTGGCAATATTAATCATATAATGGTGCAGCATAATACTTCGACAGATAACTATATTAGACCTGCTAGTCCTGCTACTATACGTTCCGTTTTAAATGTAGCAGACGGAGCAAATGCCTATAGTTTTCCATACACAATTGATACAGGAGCAAGTGCTAACACAGTAGTCCGAAGACAAGGTAATGGCTATATATTTGCAGTTTATTACAACGGAACAGGAACTTTTTCTACTTCAGGTAATACAAGCGGAATGGGAATGTTTACCGGTACTAATGGTAGTGATACTTACGGTCGCTCTTATACAGCCGCCGCCGCAAGAACTCTACTGAATGTAGCAAACGGAGCAGATGTAACACCTTCGTGGGTTCCTTCAAGTAATCCTGGCTATCTTACCTCACATCAAGATATATCTGGAAAAGCAAATCTTTCTGGGGCAACCTTTACAGGAGATGTAACTTTTTCAGGCGGGGCAAATGCGATAACGATTACTAGTTCTGATATTCGTTCTGCAGCAACGTCTACTTGGACAGGTGATCCAGGTGCTAATGGTAAAATACAGTATCACTCAAATAGGTGGTATATTGTATCCGATTCTTCTTCAAATCGTATTGTTCAATTCCGAAGAGATGGTGCGGATAAGTCTTATATTGATAATAATGGTAAATTTATAGGAGATACCGATCAACTTGACGGGCAACACGGAACTTATTATCTAGATTATAATAACTTTAGTAATAAGCCTACTATTCCGGCACAAGTAAGTTTATCAGGTAGTGGTGCAACTACTGTATCAGGTACTTATCCTAACTTTACAATTAGTAGTACAGATAATAATACGAATACTACTAATTTTAATATTCAGGCAGAATCGGGAGCTGTAGAAAATATTAGTGCCGGAGAGACCGTTACATTTACAGCGAGCGGCTCAGCGTCTGTTAGCCGCAGCGGTAACACTATTGATATTAGTGCTACGAATACTGATAGATATGTTAATTCTGCGTCTTTCAATACTGCAAATGGAATATTAACACTCACCAGAGCAGGAAGTGACACAGCACAAGTAACGGTAGATTTAGATGGAAGATATTCAACTTCTTCAGGAGTAACAAGTGTATCAGGTACCGCACCTATAGCAAGTACTGGAGGAGCTACCCCTACTATTTCTGTAGCCGCAAACAGCGCAAGTTCCGCAGGAGTTGTAGCTTCGGGTGTGGGACAGGCACATAAGGTTTGGAAAACAGATGTGAACGGTGTGCCTGCATGGCGTGATGATGCGACAGGTACAAATGGTGTAACGGCTGTAACTAATGGAGGAGGGGTGACTGGTAGTATCTCAGGAACTACTATTACACTAGGAACTTCAGGGAATCTAGCAGCTATTCAAGCAGGAGACACTCTTACAGGAACGTTGAGAGTGGGTATTTTGGATGCCGATACTGTAATTGCCGACTATATAACAGCAGACTCAATTGATGCAACTCATTTAAAAGTTTCAAATGATGCTGCTGGAAGCGCAGGCATTTACATGGATGGGGTTAATAATAGAATAGACATACGAGATAGCTCAGCTTTACGAGTGCGTATTGGAGCTCTTTAATAAGTACCATACAAAAAATAATTCTTGACATAACACCTCAAGTTGGCTATAATTCTGTAATGGAGGAAATCAAATGACAGCAGCCCGCTACGACCTAGTTATCGACCAAGGTTCCGACTTTGCGATAGAATTGACAGTAAAAGAGAATGAAACGGTTAAAAATTTAAGCGGTTACTCTGCACGTGCTCAAATAAGACCAACTAAGTCTTCCTCTACTTTGACTGGCACCTTTCTTTGCACTGTTCCTACAGGTACAGATGGAAAGGTGCAAATGGCCTTGGGAAACAGTGTAAGCAATGGTATACCTGCTGGAAATTATCAGTATGATTTAGAGATCTTTACTAGCTCCGATTTGGTAGTGACCAAACTTCTTTACGGAGAGGTGGTTATTAATCAAGGAGTCACTAGGTAATGCCAGTTCGTGAACCCCATACAAATGTTACGGTTTCAGAAAACGTCACAAAAATAGACGTAGATAGTACTAGTGGCGAGATTTCTTTAGATATAAGTCAGGATCAAACGGTATTGCAACTTAGAGGTATTGCTATATCTGAATCAAATGCTTCACAAATATCCATTCAACCTCATGGATCAATAACTGCAGGCACCGTACAAGGTGCTATAGAACAATTAGCAGATCAAGATTTTAGAACAACAACTACACCGACTGGACCCAACGTAGGAGAAGGAGACACTTGGTACGATATAGATGATAATCAACTAAAAGTATACCGCGAAACTAGTAATGGAGTTTTTGAGTGGGTCCCTATAATTGTAGGTGCGGCCGCTGACGATTCAGACACATTAGACGCAGGAGCCTTTTAAGGCTAATCTAGGAGACCCTAAATGGCTCAAACAATTAAAATTAAACGCAGTACCACCACTGCGGCCCCCGGCTCACTTACCGCAGGTGAATTAGCATATTCAGATAATAGTGACAAGTTATTTATTGGTGCCCCCGCAGATAATGCTGTAGTAGCTATTGGCGGTAAACTTTATGTCGATATGCTCGACCACACAGCAGGGATTCTTACTGCTTCAAGCGCAATTCTTGTAGACGCGAACAGTAAAGTAAACAAGTTACTTACTGGCAACATTCGTATAAATAATACTACAAATCATATTGATACTTCTTCAGGAGATCTTACTTTAAATCCTGCAAGTAATTTAGTACTTACTACAGGTACCGTAGATATAAGTGCTCAAGCAACAGAATTTAAACTAGTTGATAACTCTGCTACTGCTTTTACTGTCAGTGAAGGCTCTAATAACTATATTACTCTTGATACAACTAACTCTTCAGAGCTTATTAAATTTGGTAAACAGGTAGAATTTTCCGGAGAATATACACTTCCAATCACTGATGGCACTAGTGGGCAGGCACTCGTTACTAACGGATCAGGTGTAGTTACGTTTACGGATGTTGCTGCAACTCTTACTGTAGACGCAGATTCTACTACTGCGGACACGGCACTTCTTACAGATGACTTACGAATTGTAGGCGGAGAAGGGATTGATACTGCTGTTGCAAAATCAGGAACAGATGTTACTCTTACCATTGAAGCGGAGGATGCAAGTGCATCAAATAAAGGTGTTGCTTCTTTCAATTCCACACACTTTACAGCATCTTCAGGTGCTATTACTGCTAATGATATAACTCTTGCAAGTGATTCTGGTAATGCTGCGGCAACTATTGGCGAAACCTTTACTTTCACAGGCGGAGAAGGTATTGA